ACTAGCAATCCGGCAAAAGAGGCACGCCCTCACCTCCTAAAATTGGGGCTAATTGGAAAATCAAATCGCCGTAGTCGTCGACCAGCATCTGAAGAATTAGACATGCTGATCGAAGGCCTGAAGCAACGTTCACAAAGGCGGGGATCAAAAATCCCATTCGTCGATATTCTGATGTTTTCGGTTTTATCGTGCATGCGCATTGGCGAGGTTTGTCGTCTGCGATGGGATGATATCGATGAAAAACAAAAATCAGTGCTGGTGAGAGATAGGAAGGATCCACGTAAAAAAGAAGGGAACCACATGAATGTAGCTTTACTCGGAGAAGCCTGGGATATTGTCCAGCGCCAGCCGCGTAAGTCAGAGCTAATATTCCCTTATATAAGCAGTTCCGTAACGGCAGGATTCCAAAGGGTAAGAAGTGCTCTTGGAATTGAGGATCTAAGATATCATGACCTTAGAAGGGAAGGCGCAAGCAGACTTTTTGAAGCTGGATTCAGTATAGAGGAAGTGGCCCAAGTTACTGGCCACAGGTCGCTGAATGTACTGTGGCAAGTTTACACAGAGCTATTCCCTAAATCACTTCATGTAAGGCTTGAACAATTGCAAAAGTCCAGAAAAAACGACTAAACGAAAGCCCGTATAAACGGGCTTTTTTTTCATTACATAACTGGGCAATCGTCGAACTCTCCATTCCTGGCATCATTAATGATGTACGTGATCACCCCGAATATAGCGGGTGCAGAACTGTAAGCGTCATCATCTACTGGCAGCGCTTCCCTTCTCCCGTTCTCCAGATTTATCAGGTGGGGCTGAGGGTGAGTTCGGTATCGCTTGATCCTGAATTCCCCGTCGATTGCACATATCAGCAGTGAACCATCGCAGGCAGTAAGTGACGCATCCACAACAAGCAACGCTCCCTGGATTATCCCTTCCCTGAAATGTGAACGCGATGCCCGCATGAAATAAGTCGCTGCGGGCTGACTGATTAGCTGCTGATCGAGGGAAATTCGTGTTTCAACATAATCTGCCGCAGGTGAAGGAAAGCCCATGTTTACGCCCTCTCTTGAATACCGGATAAAAACACAGTATAAATACTGTATATTCATCCAGTAAAGAGGCAATAAGCAATGTTCGTGGAACTCGTTTATGACAAAAGGAATTTTGATGGTCTGCCCGGTGCGAAAGATATCATTCTGGGCGAATTGAGTAAGAGGGTTCACCGGATCTTCCCCGATGCTGATGTCCGGGTTAAACCGATGATGACATTGCCGGCGATCAACACTGACGCCAGCAAGCACGAGAAGGAACAGATAAGCCGAACTGTTCAGGAAATGTTTGAAGAGGCTGAGTTCTGGCTGGTTTCAGATTAAGTGACGGTCTGCCGCAGTCCGTTCTGCATACGACGTGACTGCGGCAATTCATATCACAAGAAAGGCATCACACCCTACTGCCCTGAAGTTCAGTAATTTGTTTCTGCAATGCCTGAATTGCTCCGGTCAGTTTTGCAAGCATTGCGACCTCGTTCAGACTATACGCCCCGACTGGGTTGAGTGGATCAAAGTCTTCTTTCAAACCATCTCCGGTAACACACTCGGGTGATACTTCAACAAGGTCGTTTGCAATAAACCCGAGCTTCTCATCAGATTCCGGAATAACCCCGCGCTCTTTATATTTGAATAATGCAGGTTTCCAGCGCAATACCTCATCAAGGCATTGGATGTAAAATGTTGGCGATTCATCTGACTGATAAATTATGTCTTTCTTCAGAAATTTATCTGATGTAGTGACAAGTGACACCTGACCGACGTTAGACGAATCAACCCATGCATTGAGTGAGCCGTTCCAGTGAAAATTCCAGACGTTTGATGTTGTCGCCCAACTTTGCCCCTGACGTGAACGATACCCCCCCGCCGCATCCATGACGCTGACTAAATAAATTCCATTCGAGCTCAGCTGCAAGCGGTCAACGCCGGCAGTACTCATAATCATCACACCTGATGACTGGTATATTGATGCGGCACCTCCATCAAAATTCATTTTCCCGGTAAAATTCGGAAAATATGAGTCTGCCTTTTTATTCAGATCTGTTTTATCAGCTTTGTCACCCACACTATTGATTAATTTTTTCGCTGATGGCCCTGTCATCTGGCTGTTGTCTGGAAACGTGATGGTTACATCGCCGGTAGCGGTGAAGAACTGCTGCCAGTTCTGTTTATCGTAATTCAGGCCTCGAAGCGCTTCTGTGCTCTGAGCCACCAGCGCCGCGGTGACCATATTCAGCGCTACACGAGGAACAGCAGACCAGGCCGCACCAGATTGTGTTGGCCCGGTGTAGTTACTGACCAGCGTCAACGCTGTACCACCTTCCACGGACTTAACCGGGAGCGTATAGGGAACGCCGCCGACAGTGACAACAATAAAATCTCCGGCCGCCACCTCGGTGGTAAACGCGGTCCCGCTGCCAGCGACCGCAGCAGAATTATGCGTCAAGGTTAAAGTTCCTGCTGACATGGATATCTCCTGAATTCAGGTAATAAAAAACCCGCCGGAGCGGGTTATTTTTGGTATTTCATTGAGGGCAATTCGAACTGGTGAAGTTATTTTTATTCACCCATCGCCAGTTAAATGGATAACCGGCTCTGTACTCAGTCTGATTAGCAACTTTTCGCACACCGTAAATCTGCACTGACTGGGGCAGTCCACCAGCCACTAACTCAGCCTGACAAACCGGTTTCTGTTTCTCCAGAACGGGTCCTGAACATGCTGAAAGCACCAGACAGGCAATAACTGGAATAATTATATTTTTCATTTCGACACCAGAGTTAATTATTTAAACAAAAAATAACCAATGGCGTTGAATAATAAAAATAGTTTTAATAGATCAATATTCTTAAATTGATCGTTTAAATCGATCGGTTTAATCATATGCGGCTGTGTTTATCGCCGTTATTACAATCCCGCTATTCGTCGTTCCGACTGAAGAACCACTTGCTGTTGTTGATGAAAGTCCTTTTATTCTTGTTCCCGCACCTTCATTGAAGCACCCCGTTCCCACATCCACAGGCTGGATTATTGGTTGTCCGCCAGGTGCTGAACCAGCATGCAGAAGAACAGACCCCAGCCCCATCGGATTTACGGCCCATTTTCCTGCCATGTATGTATCAATGTTAAGCCCACCCGTTGCAGCGCCGGGTGAGCCTATTGTTGTAAGGTCGCTTAATACCCGGGACTCATTCGTAAGTACCAGTGTCCCTTCGGCATCCCATATAGCCACACCCCAGGCCGGAAGGGTAAGCGGATATATAGCAAAAAAATAGGCCTCAAGAACAAAAGACGAACCTCTGTAATTAGACGCACTAACACTGAATGTATTGCCATTTTTTGAAGCTGATATCTTTGCAGCTGCACTGGTCCTGGCAAATACAATTCCACCCTTCTGCCCGTTGATGACTACTGATGCCGTAGCACTGTTAAAGTCCGAAGCCAAAGTTGAATTTACAGTGACCTTTCGGTAAAGCGTCATGGGTGTGGAATCAGGCGTGATAAAAGGGTTCCCGTTAGGTAATGAAATTAATGCGCCATATTTTGCCATCTATGCAGTCTCCGCAAACACGATTAACTGCACTTTCATTGCCGGATAATCATTAATCCCATCACCACCAGAAGGCTGTATTGTTATGGTGTTTCCAGATGCAATAATATTTCTTTTATCTGTGTAACTTATTGTCCCTTTATCCTCCATAGTACCAACTGCAAAACCGACCTTTAAACTGGGATCAAGGTTGAACTGGTAGCTTCCCGTTTTTTGACCCAGGGCAAGATCGATGATGCCCACCACGGTTACAGGTTTAATGCCATAGTTATTTGGGACGCCGTTAGCGTCCCATGTCTGAATTCCCCATGTCATCAGAATACCCCTGTTAATTTGCCAATCTGCACACGAAGAACGCCATTGCCATCTTTAACGCTGTAATTCAGGTTGGTCATTTTCGTTGCGCCCTCGCCGGCAACTGCTCCATTCATTTCAAACGTCCCGTCTGATTTCATGATTGTGCCGGTTTGTCCCTGGACATAATTAGCAGAGCGCAGCTCACCAATTTTTGCCAACGTGATTTGACCATACTGAATAAACGCATCGCTGATAAACACCTGACCATTAACAACAGCAAAGGGTGAATATTGCGTATCACCACTGCCACTCATCAGGACGAACTGGTTTGCGTTAAATCCGACACGAGTTACCACCGGCTTACCCGCTTCGGCCAGTACCGCAATCGACATCCCGGCATTGTAAAAAATACCGTTGATGCGCACTCCGGCTTTCAGGGTATGAATGGCTGTCGCCCCCGAAGCATCGACAGTAGCAGTCAGTTTATCCTCGAGAGAAGCTGTCACATCTTCAATCTGTGCCTGTACCTGCGTAGACAGCTCAGCCATCGCCTTATCCACACTGGCAACCGTCGTTTTAATTACCAGAATATCCGCGCGTACCTCGCCGTACTGCGCCCACTGATGTTCCACGGTTGCATGGTTGGCCAGCGCGTTCTGCAATGCGGCTTCGAGGTTGGTATCAATGTCGCCTGTCAGGCGGTCACCGTCTGCAGACGTCAGGAAGTCATCAGCAATATCGCCCAGGTAGTCGTCAGCATTCGCGTTGGATACACCACGAACCCAGTCGGTCCAGCCTGATTCATTACCCGTTCTGTCAACCAGCTGCGCGCGGTACCAGAACTCCTGTCCCGCCTTCAGTCCCAGTTGGGTGTATTCGGCTGACGGATAAGGCACATCCGACAGCAAAAGAGGATTAGAGAAATCACTGTTCGCGGTGTACTGAATTTCCGTTTTCAGCGTATCCCCGGTGTTAGCCGGGAATCCCCAGTTCAGGCGAATCCCCCAGTTGATCGGCGTTGTCGCAAAGCCGACAGGTTTCGGTGGATTTCCCACCTTGCCCGTCAGCGTTTTCTCTTCGGAGTAGCCCCAGCCAGAGGAAATTTCAGCGGCATTAATGGCACGCACACGCACGAGGTAGCGCCCTGCATAAATACCCGATACATCAAATGAGGTGGTGGAGCTGCGCGGCACGTTTACCCAGTTACCATCATTGCGGCGCCACTGTGCCTCGTAGGCGATAGCATTCTGCGCCTGGTCCCAGCTCACACGCATGGTTTCGACGCTGATATTCTGCTGCACCACTGAAAACGAGCTGATCACAATGTTAGCCGGCGGCGACTGGTTACCAGGCGGGATTACACTCACGGGCCGCTGGTCAATGATGGCTCCGGTATCGATACGGGCATATTTATCCGGGTCATGCCATGCGCCGGTAATAGAGAAAGTGCCATCATCATTATCGGAGACGCTGACAACTCGATACTGCTGGGCGTAGAGTTCATCTGACTCAACCACCCATACAGCTTCGGCCTGTGGTGTCTCACTG